AGGAAGATGAAGTCGTTGTCGGCACGGTGAAGATGAGTGGCGTCTGAAGGCGCCTCCGACCAGCCTAGATTGGTGGCGAAACCGGGGTAGCGATTCTTTGCAAGAAGGTGACTGCGGTGCGGATTCAACTCAGTGAGTTCGAAGAGGATCCATTCCTTCGTACCATCCTGTGAAGCGTTGTCCACAACCGAGAACGTGAAGGGGACGCTCACTGTTTCCAGGTAGCTCTCCACCGCTCGCTGGGTGAGTTCCAAGCGGTTGTAGGTGATGAAGGCGGTGTGGATCTTCATGTCCACGCTTCCAGCTCGCGCTGAACGCGCTGATGTGTCTCTACCTGCCAGCGCCGGTTGCGCCATCCGAGTCTGTGCTTGGACTGCGGGTTGACATGCTGGACGTAGACCGCCCTCGGCACCTTCACGACACGCGCTCCACGCTTGGCGCACTTGTACCAGAGTGACCAGTCCTCAAACCCGTGCGGATAGTCCTCGAAGCCGCCCACGCTCAGGAACAGGTCGCGGCGAACGAGCGTCCCGATCACGAGCCAGTTGGCAACTGTGAGATCAACCTCGGCATAGAAGGTCGAATGTTGAGCGCGACCCTTGATGACCTTCTGTACCGATGGGGTCAGAAGGACGTTCTCCCCACCTATCTGCGCCATGGCGTCGAGATAGCCCGGCGCAAGCTCGTCATCGGCGTCGAGAAAGCAGAGCCAATCTCCACTGGCTGTCCGCGCGAGTCCGTTGCGTACTGAAGCGATAGTCCCGTTCGGATCGTGCTCTACCTGCACTTCCAGCGCCCCTTGCGATCGCGCCGAAGCAAGAGCGCGGGTTCGCGCAAGTTCCGCCCACACGTCATCTCCGTAGGTCGCGATCAGGATGGAGACATTCACGTAGGCGTATAAAGCGCCGAACCCAGATTCGGGACTGTGCTCATACCAGTATCAGCGCTTCCTGTTGTGCTTCTAGTTCAATCGCGGCGAGGTTCTTGAGCGCTTGGCGGTAGTAGCTCGGCTTGAGTTCGATTCCGATCCCCCGCCGGCCAGATCGCACGGCCCCATACACCTCTGAGCCGACGCCCATGAACGGTGTCAGTACGCGCTCGCCGGGGTTGCTCCACAGGACAAGACAGCGGTCGATGACGTCGAGTTGCAGCGGGTGGACATGCCGCTCGTCCTCTTCGTCTCGGGCCTCCCGAAACGGCAGAACACGGTCAAGGCGAACGTCATCCCAGAAGGCGGATGCGTACTGTCGCCAGATCCAGTGCGAGTAGCGGTTCTCAGTCTGTTTGCCGTTATGCCCTCGGTAGATCAGCAGTTCCTCTGGAATCGGCCTCGACCCGGCGTATTCCGTGAGCCCGACCGGATGCGTCACAGGCACCGGATTCTCGCCACGCTTGCGGAACACGAGCAGGTAGTCCGCCGATGCGACCGAGCATCGCGTCGAGTCCTCCACGAGTGTCCGATGCGCCAAGTCTTTCTTCATCGTCCGGTTGCGGACGGTCAACGGCTCTTTCCAGACGTGGTAGCGGGCGATGTAATCGAACCCGTACTCGGCGTGCAGCCGGATGATGTCGCCAGGGAAGTCTCGGAGCGCGTCGCCGCCCGAGTTTCCGGTAGGCGTATCCATGCAGTGAACCGCCGACATCCGACCGGGCATCGTCACGCGCTCGATCTCCGAGACCACGAAACCGTAGTGCTCCATGAACTCGCCGTAGTCCACGGCGTTCGAGAGGTCGCGCTCGGACGAGGTGTAGTGGTACAGACCGGCGAACGGAGGCGAGTAGACGGACAGGTGGATTGAGCCATCCGGGTAAGTCGGCATGACCTCAAGACAGTCGCCGTTGTAGACCGCCCACTGGTCGGTGATCTCTTGATCGATCACGCTGCCCACGAAGGCACCTCGACTTCCTGCTCGAAGCGGTTAGCGCGGTCGATCGCCAACGCGTGCTGCATGTGTTCGACGAGCGCCCCGAACATGCGATCGGCCTGGAACGCCTTACGTGTCAGGTTCTTCAGCGCAGCCGATCCGCCCTCCGTGGTCACGATGTCCACGAGGACGGGGCGCGTCTGTCCGAAGCGCCAGGAGCGACGAACAGCCTGGTAATACTGCTCGTACGAGTGGCTCGGAAAGAACGTCATGCGGTTGCAGTGCTGCCAGTTCAAGCCCCAGGCACCGATAATCGGCTTCGTCACGAGCACCCGAATCTCCCCACGACTGAACGCGGCGAGCACTTCCTCCTTTCGGTCAGGATCGTCCGAACCGCTCACCTGCACGGCTCCGTCGATCAGCTTCGTGAGAAGGTCGCCCTCAGCGTTGAGCTGGCACCACGCGACGGCGGTATCGGCGTCCTCGAGCAGTTCGGCCACCAGTTCACAGCGCTCCGCGATTGTGCGGCGTGACTCCTCTCGCTCCTCGCGGATGCCGTTCGCTGGCAACTCGAAGAGGGTGTCCTCGCGTGGAGTGCGGGCGGTGACGACGTGCTGCCGGAGATCCAACTCGGGGAGTACGAATCCCTCGTTCTCGAACCCGTAGTCGGATGGCTTGCGCATCGCTCGAGCCCATGACGCCACCCATCGCCAGAACGCATCCTCGGCGTGACCCTTGAATCGCCATTGCATCCCGCTTTGTCGATAACGCTGCTTGGTGTTGCCGGTGCCCTCGTTGTTCGTGAAGAACCGCGAGAGCATGTCCATGAACCCGAGGTAGCCGAGCGCCTCCGAGGACGTGCCGAGTTCGATGTAGTCGTTAGGCGCGGCCGTCGCGGTACAGAGCAGTCGGAACGGCTTCTTGCGGACAAACTCGGTGACCATCGCACGGCGGACGCCATCGAATGACTTGATCGCACTCGACTCGTCGCACACGACACCGCCGTAGTCCTCGCAGTTGAAGTGGTGCAGGCGGTCATAGTTCGTGATCGTGATGCCGGCGGCGGGCTTCCCGTTGCGTGAAGTCGCCGCGTCGAACCCGAACTTGGCGGCCTCGGCTTCCGTCTGATACGACACCGCTAGCGGGGTCAAGATCAGCACCGGCTTGCCGGTGTGAACACGGACAAGCTCGGCCCACGTCAACTGCATCGGCGTCTTGCCGAGCCCGCAGTCCGCGAAGATCGCAGCGCGACCCTTCTGCACCGCCCATTCGGTCAGCGCGACCTGGAACGGGAACAGGAACTCAGGCATCGCATCGGGCGTGAAACCATGCATCCCGTCGAGCTGCGTCTTGCGCTCGATGAACTCCGCGTAGGCCGTCACGCCCGCCGCTCCACGTGAAGCTCGAGGCTGACAATCCGACGAGTGCTAACCCACGAGACGGCATAGCCACGGCAGCGCCAGAGCGAGGCGCCGCCCCATGCCTTGAGGCGAAGGTTGCCGACCGTCACCGGAGTGATCCCTCAAGATCGTACGTCAGGACGCTAACAGCAGTTCTGGTCATAGCTTCGGAAGCTCTCCACCGGCCAAGACCACGCCGCCGGTCAACTGCCGCACCAGCTCGTCCCGCGCGTCCTTGCGGAAGGAGATGAGGATGCGGTGAGGGGTTTGGCGGTCGGTGAGAGTGATCGTCCACACGTCCACCATCTCCAGTGTCTCCTCTCCGTCCTCGCCTCGCACAATGTCCGTCTCTTGCGATTTCGTAGCCTGAATGTGGAAGTTGCTCAGGATCTCAGTACGGGGCATGGTGCTCCTCAAGCCGCGCTATGTGATCGGAGAGGTCGCGGAGACCATCCAGTAGGTCATCGCGCACGTCGATGCCCGATTCGCTCGCGATCAGGAAGTGCTCCACGACGCCGCGCAGATTGCGGATGTGCGCTAGGTCAAGCGACAGAAGGTCTGAGCGAAGGGAAGCAATCGTCGCGTTCTGTAGATCGATGAGTTCACTCTGAGATCGCGCCACCTCGATCAAGGCATCCAGCGCATCAGAACTGAACAGGAGTCGGCGAAGGAAACCCGTCATCGCGCTCTAACGATATCACGTCTCCGCCGCTGCGCCACATTGCGCTCGAAAGTGGAGAGACCGACGTATCCCCACTGCGCTGCGCGGGTGAGGAAGAGGTCACGGTCACGCTGGAAGTTCGCGAGTCCCTTGCGGTAGGTCGCGTCCCAGCGGGCCGTCCGCCAGAGAGGATGGCGGTGACGAACGACCGCGTCCCGTGCGAACGAGTAAACCCTCCGCGCCTGCGCCAGATGGCACAGCTCGCGATCGACGAAGTTGTGGTCGTAGCCTTCGTGTATGAGGACGCCGGGGCCGTCGAGGGACGCGCCCTGCTCCTCTACGTAGGCGCGGCTCACCAGGCAGTGAGTGCCGAACTGTCCTCTGCGTACCTGCTGATTCGCGAGATCATTCGTAGCGATGACAGAGCCGCCTTGCGCGAGCGCGATCTCCGACCAACCTTCGCTGAACTCGATGTCATCTGAGCCCAGGAAGATCCACGGCCGCTGCGTCGCAGAGAGAGCGAAGTTCATCTTGCGAGCGTAGTCCGCCGGCCCCGGCTCCCAGTCTGCTAGGAGAACGTTCTCCCCGGTCGCGCGGCATGCTTCGATCTCTGGCGTGTCGGACGGTGAGCAGATAAAGGTGAT